TGATAACTTTACTGAATTATACACTGATGTTGCAGCTTTACAAGTAGCGACAGGTGGTGCATCGTCAAATCTTGGTGTAGGTTTTGACAGTAATTCTATTGTATTTGAAGGTGCAACTGCCGATTCTTTTGAGACTACATTTACAATTACAGATCCTACTAAAGATAACACGATAACACTACCTGATTCTACAGGCACCGTTCTGCTTGACACTACCATTGGTGGAAGCATTGCAAATTCAATCAACGGTATCGTAGACTCAAACTATATAGCATTAAGAAGTGGTATTGCACAAGATTCATCACAGACTCTTTTAATTGTACGGGCAAATTCGATTGACTCTGGTCTTGCAACTGCATTGATTGATTCGGCTTATGTAACAGCAAGAGTTAACACTTCTACTTTAGACTCGGCAGAAGTACAAAGGATGATCGATTCGAACGGTGGTTTAGATTCGTCTGAAGTACAGAAGATGATCGATTCAAATCGTGGCTTAGACTCAGCCGAAGTAACTACGATAGTAGATTCAGATTATGTAAGACTGAAACAGTTAAGCAACTTTAATTACGTTGACTCTGGAGCAGTTACAACGCTTGTAGATTCAGATTATATTTTAACAAGAGCTACACAGGTAAATTTGAATGCTTTTACTGTAGCTAATAAACCAAACAACCCAGATCATGGTACACTGATATTTGTTAGAAATGGAGCATCAGGTAACCCGTGTTTAGCTGTGTTTGATAGTGCTTCAGGTAATTTCCTCAGGATCGCGCTTGGTGCAGCAGTAAGTACTTAATAGGATAAGATAATGCCAGCAATAGTAACAGACGCCTTACGAAGACAAATAGCACAGGACTTCTTTGATCAGTTTACCGCTGATACGAGAAAGTACTATATTGGTATTGGTCGATCAGAGCAATGGGATTCATCCGAAACAGTACCAACACCTACTAACTCACCGCAGGGTATTCAAGCATTTCGAAATGCATTACAAGGTGTCAAGAAAGTTGAAGCAACATCACTTGTTGTGCCAAGAAACAACTGGGCGTCAGGTGTTATTTACTCACAGTTTGATGACCAACAAGCAGGTTATCCTGCAAGTCCTTACTATGTTAAAAACGAAGCCAATCAAGTATATGTATGTTTAGAAGTTGGAAGAAACGCTGCTGGTACAGCTGTTCCTTCTACAAGTGAACCAACTCATTCAAATAACGATGCAAGGCGATTAGCAGACGGTTATGTTTGGAAATTTTTATATACAATAAGTGCGGCTAGCGCTAACAGCTTTATGTCTTCGAATTTTATGCCAGTTCAGGTGCAAGGTGCAACAGATTCTAATTCAACTGGAATACAATTAAAACAAGAAGAAGTACAGAACAACGCAAAACTTGGAGAAATTCTTAACTTAGTGATCACTGACGGAGGGGCTGGTTATACGTCACTTCCTACAGTTACCATCACTGGTACGGGATCAAACGCTAGTTTTTTACCTACAATCGATTCAGCAACTGGAAGACTTGTTAGATTAAGAGCTGAGGATTCAAGTAATGGTGACGTAAAAGGGTTTGGAACAGGATACACAAGGGCTGTTGTATCAATTACGGGTGGAGGTGCATCACAGAATGCTACTGCACGGCCAGTGCTTGGGCCAGACTCAGGCATCGGTAAAGATCCAAGAGAAGACTTGCGGTCTACGTCAGTAATGTTCCATGCAGATTTACTTGGCACTGATTCAGACTTGATTGTAAACCAAGACTTTAGACAAGTAGGACTAGTAAGGGATCCTCGCACTTCTACAGGCGCAGCTTTCTTAGCGACTACTGGTAATTCACTAAAGAGCATGACGTTATCAAGTATTGTAACGGGATTCACAGCCGATAAAACTATTCAAGGTTCAACCACAGCGGCGAAAGCAATTGTAGATGAAATTGATTCGAATCAAATATTCTATCATCAAAACGATGATACTGGATTCTTATCTTTCCAAGACGGTGAGCTTGTAACTGAAACAAATGGTTCAGGTGATGGTGTGATCGATTCTGCCCTTAGGTCGCCTGAAGTTGATCCTGAAACTGGTGCGATACTCTATATAGATAACAGAAAACCTGTAAGTCGAGCGCTGGCACAAAATGAAGACATTAAAGTTGTCGTACAATTCTAAGGAAATAAAGAATGACTACTACTCTTAGTTCAACCCTCATACCCTCGAAGTACAAAGACGACTTTAGAGATAGTGACGGTTATTATCGAATCTTATTCAATAGTGGTAGAGTGCTGCAAGCACGCGAGCTTACTCAAATACAAACTATACTACAAGAACAAATTAAAAGATTTGGCGGTAATATATTTCAAGAAGGTGGTGTTGTAAAACCAGGCACCACACAAATTAACACAGCATATGAATTTGTAAAACTCAATACAACATCTCTTGCTTTACCTACCACTACTTCTACATTGTTAGGTACTACGTTTACTGGTTCAACGAGTGGTGTTACTGCTCGCGTAATTGAAGTTGTAGAAGCAACAGGTTCAGACCCAGCCACACTGTATGTAGCGTATACGAATTCTCCTGCAAGTGTGTCAGGATTAAACGCAGTTAGGTTTACAGCAGGCGAAAATATCACCAATGGTTCAACTACACTCGCTGTGCAAACTACAAATACTGATACAAATCCTGCAACTGGAAGAGGAACTCGATTTACAGTTGACAGTGGACTATATTTTATCAAAGGATTTTTTGTATTTACTTTACCGCAAGCCGTCATAGTATCAAAATACAGCGATGCACCTACCGAAACTGTAGGATTTAAAATTATAGAAGATGTTGTTGGTGTAGATGATGACGCTGACTTATACGATAATCAGGGCGCAGTGCCAAATACATCAGCTCCAGGTGCTGATAGATTTCGTATTACACTAACTCTTACGAATGAAACAGACTTAGAAGCATCTGACAACTTCGTACCTCTCGTAAATATTAATGAAGGTATAGTTGTATCAACTAGAAATCAAACGAATTCATACAATGTTGTAAGAGATTTTGTTGCAACAAGAATTAAAGAAAATTCTGGTGATTACCTAGTAAAACCTTTTAGATTACGATTTGAATTAGATTCTGATAAAGATAACCTTCTAATGAAAATTAGTGACGGTATCGCAGTGGTTGATGGATATAGGTCTAGAGTTTTAGCTCCTTTAACTACAAGGATTACAAAGCCTTCTACAACCGTAGAAATTGAGAATGAAGTAACACCAGCAGCTTATGGAAACTTCGTAACAGTTAACGTTGATTCCATTGGTGCGGCCGCAGGTTTATCAGGCAACACTAAAGGTTTGCCAGATATTGATCGATTCCAGAAACTTGCGCTTATGAATGGTGCAGATTTTGGTGGAGACTCGATCGGCACATGTCGCGTTAAAGCAGTACATAGAGAAGCAAGCAGTAGTCTAAGATATTATCTCATGGATATACAAATGAATACTGGTCAGAACTTTAGAAATACTGTCAGTATTGGTAACTCTGCTACATCTTATTTTAATTTATTTAGACCTAATAACAAAGCGGTATTGTTTGAACCTGAAAAAAATATATCGATATATGAAATTCCTAGAATCAGACCACAAGCGCTTGATGATATATCACTTCAAACGCAAAGGAGATTTTCATTTAACACTGATGGTGCTGGCGCAGGTTCACTTTCACTTACCGCGGCCGGCGAAACATTTGCTAATGTTAATGACTGGATTTTTGCAAAAAGTGATAGTGCAGTGTGGCAGCATCCAATTAGCGTTACCGGTACAGGTACAAATGCGGCCGCAATTACTGGAGCCCCAGCTAGTGTAACTGGCATGGAAGTTCTCGCTTTTGTAAATAAAGCGACAGGTATTATTAGAAGTAAAACATTAGTTGAAGAAACACAACTCTTACAAGATATTAATGGGGTGATTAGTTTAGCTAAAGCTGACATATTCAGATTAGTGAGAGTAAGAGAAGCTGATTCAGATGGCATTGATCTTTTAAGTAGGTATGAATTAGATAACGGTCAAAGAGATAACTTCTATGGTTTAGGCAGGCTAATACGTAAAGAGGGATACTCAGCTCCTAATGATCCAGTACACGTAAGATACAAGTACTTCCAGCATGGTGCGGGTGATGGTGACTTCTTTGCAGTTAATTCATACACAGGTCAAGTTGACTATGATGAAATTCCATCATATCGTGATGGGATGGGTAACATCTTAGAGTTAAGAGACTGCTTAGATTTTAGATCAGTAATGGATTCTGCAGGCGAATTTACACAGTCTGTAAAAGGTGCACGTGTTCATGAACACCCACAAATAAATGACACAGTACAAGCAGATATTAATTATTATCTTCCTCAAGCAGCTGTTGTATCAATTACCAGGGACGGAAGAACCTCATTTAATAGAGGCACCCCAAGTTTCATTCCTCAATTCCCTGAAGTAGAAATAGGTTCTTTGCCCTTATACAGAATTGTATTCAACGGCAACACTCTAAATGATTCTGATTTATCAATGGAGAAGCTAGATCATAAACGCTACACTATGCGTGATATAGCGCAAGTCGAGAAAAGAATTGATAAGCTCGAAGAAGTGACAGCATTGAGTTTACTTGAAATTGACACTAAAAACTTTGAGGTCTTAGATTCAGCTGGGCTGAATAGAACTAAATCAGGTTTCTTTGTCGACAACTTCTCTACACAAGAATTTTCTGATACGAAACAACCTGATTATCGCGCATCAGTCGATCCTCAAGTCAATTTGTTGACAACAGCATTTAACGAGGACAATATACGATTAATTTTTGATTCTGCCAACTCAAGTAACGTTGTTAGAAGAGGTGACAACTTATATTTAGATTACGAAGAAGTATCTTATAAGAAACAAACTCAAGCATCTAGATCTCAAAAGATCAATCCGTTTGAAGTTGTGATATATCATGGTGATGTTGATATATCGCCTGCTTCTGACGAGTGGAGAGAAACAAAAGTTAGAACAAAGAAAGTTATCGACGGCGGAATTAAACTTGATACTACACAAGCTTATTTGTGGAATAACTGGCAGTGGAACTGGGGTGGAACTAAGATTGAAGACTTGTCAGTAGGTAGCACTACAAATAAAAAAGTTGAAAATCAAACACTTCACATTATAACTAATGTTAATAAAGTTGTGTCTGACGAAATAGTAGAAGATATGATTAGTCAAACAGTAGTTCATGTTGCTTTACTACCATTCTGCAGATCACGTAAAGTTTACTTTAGAGCTAATGGTTTAAGACCTAACTCTACTGTATATTGTTTCTTCGATGGCGTCAACGTTGCTAACTTTGTGAGAGAAGAAACATTTAAACGAATTTCAGAAGATCCGGTTGATTTTGGTAACATACATAACAATATCGTTTCACACCCTGAATCATCGTCTGCAATCACAAGTGATGCTGACGGACATGTTGAAGGATCGTTCTTTATACCTAATACTAATCAAATTAGGTTTAGAACTGGTACTGTAGAATTTAAGATTTTAGATATTTCAGCTGACCAAGAAAGTAAATCTACAACTGTAGCACGTGCACTTTACGCTGCAACTGGATTTTTAGACACAGTAGATCAAGAATGGAAGTCTACAAGAGTTATAGGAATTCAACATTCTAGAAGTGTACAGCATAAGCCTCAACCTCAGAATCGGGGTGGCGATGGCCGAGATCATGGTACCGGTAGAAGCACATCATTCGGTGGAGGCGGTGGCACTCCTGGACTAGGTGGATCACAGAATTCTGCGAGTGGTTTCAGTTGATAACATGCATAGACATAAAATATAGGAAATAAGAATGGGAACTTCACTAGGTTATCAAATAGATAGACATCCAATAGCGCAGTCTTTCTATATTGAAGAAGACACAGGTTGCTTTATTACTAAAGTAGATTTATACTTTAAGAGTAAAGCTACTAGCGATCCTGTATGTATGCAGATAAGACCTATGGTAGATGGCTTTCCTTCAACTAGCGTTGTGCTGCCCAGTTCAACTGTATACGTTAACGGCAGTTCAGTAAATGTATCAGATTTAGCAACTACACCTACCAGTTTTGTTTTTGAAGAACCATTGTATTTGAAAGGTAACCGTGATTACGCAATCGTAGTTATTACTAACTCACCTGATTATGAAATATTTATTGCACAAATTGACGAATTTGAAGTAGGAACAACAGCAGGCAGAGTTGCTAAAAATCCTGCCTTAGGTACACTATTCTATTCTCAAAACGGTGGAACTTTTACTCCATCTCAAGAACAAGACTTGACTTTTGAAATATATAGAGCAAAATTTGATATATCTAATACAGGTGCAGCTATTTTACAAAATGCTGAATTACCTTTGAAACTTTTAGATTTAGACCCGATTACAGTTACTAAGGGAAGTAATTCAGTACAAGTATTCGATCCAGGCCATGGCTTTGTTGTGAATGATCCAGTGCGCGTTGAAGGTGTGGATTCTGCGACTAATATCGGTGGCATAACAGGTCCAAACATTTTAGGTCCAAGGACAGTTACAGCAGTTGATTGGAGTGGATTTACATTCAACGCTGGTGCTTCTGCAGACAGTGATGGCATCGGCGGCGGCCTTAATGTAAAAGTGACTAAAAACATACCTTTCTCCGTTTACTTTAAAAATTCTCAGTTATTAAATCCACCTGAAACTGGAGTGGCCTCTGCTGTAAAAATGACTACTGGCAAATCATTTGCTGGTACAGAAACACCATATCAAAAATCAAATAACTTTCATCACTCAAGACCGAATGTAACTCTATATACTGGAAAAGCACACGTTGTAGCAAACACTAACATTGAAACTTCTGAACTTGGTTCAAATATAAAATCTTTCGAAGCACAGTATGAATTTAGTTCATTTAGTGACTTTGTATCACCAATGTTAGATATGCAAAGATCCTCTGTAACTCTTGTTGATGCGTTGATAGATAAACAAGATTCAATTGCTTCAACAGGATTTAATGCTCCTATCACATATGTTGATGAAACAGCCGCGCGTGGTGGTTCAGCAGCCACTAAACATATTACAAAAGCTGTTACTTTAATTAGTCCTGCAGTTGGATTGAAAATAGAGTTTGCCGCGCACAGACCTCCGGGTTGCGATTTCCAAGTTTATTTTAGAACTGCAACTGCAGACCAAAATATCGAAGACCAAGGATATACGTTAACACCAGAAATAACTAATAATCCAACTGATGAAAACATTCTAATATTTAGAGACTACAAGTTCTTACCAGGCGGTGATGGTGGACAGCTAGCTGAATTTACTAAGTTCCAAGTTAAAATAGTTATGAGATCAACTAATAAGGCAAAGCAGCCATTTATTAAAGATTTGAGAGTTATAGCATTGAGTGTATAATGAAACATATTAAAGTTGATGGTGAGTCTCACTTAGTTAGAAATGAAAACGGTGTTATATTAAGTAATGATATCAGTGCTGTCGAGCAAGCTAGGTTAAGAAAAAAATTAAGAAAAGAAAAAGACGCAGAACTTGAAACACTTAAGCAGGATGTCAATGATATAAAGTTACTGCTAAATCAAATTGTAGGTAAACTCGATGGCACGAATAGCAGATAGTAGTTTTATTGATGACTCCATCGGCGTCTTTATCGATAATATTAATCAGATTAGTGTTTATCTAGGTAACCTAGATAGCGTTAATCGCGCACCTTTACGTGGTTCTATTAACTTCAATAATAGAGTCAATGATCCTGCAAACACTTATTACGATCCTAGAGACGTGCCACCTGAAACGCATGATACTGTGCGAGAAGTTAACTTCTTACACAACAAGGTGCAGTACTTTTCATACCTATTATTTTCATCTCTGCCACCTAACTTACCTTCACCTAAACTCGTTACTGACAGTGCTTATTTTGAAACCTTTTCAGCTGATCATTTAAGAATTCCTATTGAGAGAAATGCGGGTAGAGAAATTCCGGGGTTTGTTCTCGAAGGGCGTGATTCATCTCCTGGCGATTCTGATTATCCGCATACAGGTCTGTTAGCAATTGACAGTGCTAATATATCTTATCTTAGTGGCCAGTATTTTAAAGTTGGCGCTAATTATTTTGATAGCCCACACGCTGGTTTTTATTCGTTATTAAATAACCCATCGCATGGAGGAACAGATTCACGAGCTGGTGGCTACGCTTTCTTTGATAGCAATGAAGTAGTAGACTTTGGTTTAGTAGTTAACGTTGGTAGAATACAACGTTTAACTGGCCCGCCTGCAGATAGCGATACATCTACATTTCCTTTCCCTATGCCTCGAAGATCTGATGGAGATTCAGGCTTTGAGCAGGACTCTGGTTTTCTAAGCTATGATAGTGGAAGATTTAATAAGTTAATGGTTGGCAATTTCTTTATTGCTGATTCAACACCTACTGAAGACTCTTCTGACTGGCAACAGTTTAGGTTCCCTCACGACTCTGCAAACTTTGATAAATTCGAGTTTAACACTATGCATTTTGATAGTAATGACACTTTTAATCAACCAATGAGATATGTGCAGAGGTTAACTATTGAAACTGATTCGGCCGTGTTTAACGGAGGCGGATTTTTATTATCACCTTTTGATAGTGCAGGTAGAATAACATAGATGGAGTATAAATAGAATCATGACACGTAGAATATACATAAATGCATCTGATGCTATCGGTACTTGGATTGGTAAGAATAACCAGTTAGCCCAGGCTATTGGTGACTTGGATAGCTTAGACTCGGGTTTTTCTGGAATACACACTGGCTATCTAAGGTCTGACTCCGATATTGTATCAGCGTTGAATATGCTACACCTACAGATGGACAGTATAAATGATTACATTTTTGATTCACTTGGAGTATTAAGACTTCAAGCTGTATATGCTGATTCAGCTGATATAGGTATACTACACGCTGAGCATGCTGCAATTGACAGTGCTCAAATAGATAGCGCGCATATTAATAAGCTCACTGGATCTTATATGAGATTTGATAGTGCTGATATTGACAGCGCAATGATAAGACACTTATCAGGTGAATCACTTTTCTATGACAGCGGCAGGTTTAAAAATCTTTCTGTTATTGACAGCGCGTTTATCGATAACGTTGCCATCAATGAAGCTAATGTAGAAAGAATTACAGTACGTGCT